TCATTTGTTCCTCTGCTCGATCAGCCCGAGGTCGCGGGCGGCCTTGATTCTGCGGGCGGCCGTACTGCGGGACATGTTGAAGGACCGCATCACTGCTTCGATTCCGTGGTCCGCCTGTGCGTTGTACACTTCCGCCACTTTCTCAAGTTCACTACGTGTGACGGCCCTTCTACTTCCACGCCGAGACCTTTGAATGGTCTTCATCTTCTGGCGGTCGACCGGTCCACCCACCTTGAATTCAAGTGTGGATACGCCTTGCTCCTCTGTGTCGATGTACTCGGCCGCGATCATGGCCACGGAGGCACCAATCCAATCCTCAAGGCTCTCCGCGTCGCGCATATCACGTTGGCGTATCTCGCTCCCCCCTTCCTCCATCACGAAGTGAAGTTCAGTACATCGCGGAACCTTGTCAATCACCTCGACGCGCATCGTCACAATGGGCGCTGACTCATACCGTCGCAGACTGACCTCAAAGGGGGTCGGCACTGCGAGATTACCCACGCGCGCGAGATGTTCCAGGCCCGCCGGTGAGAGGATCACGCCGCCCTCAAACTCCGTTCTGCGGAGCGGCCCCAAACCCTCTAGTGTCACGAAAAGCTCCTTTCTGAGACTTATATGAAACCTTGTTGAGACCCTCAAGCCGGTGTAGTCTGCCTCCATTGGAAGGTATCACTAAGTCTTCCAGTTATCCACTGCTCATAGGAGGGGGAAAGCGATGAACGAAGTCAAGGGGGAGTTCCTCACCACCCACGAGCTGGCGGCCCTGTGCCGTACCTCGCCCGAGACGGTCCGCTACTGGCGGCACGTCGGGAAGGGGCCGAGATCCTTCAAGCTCGGCCGGCGAGTGCTCTACGACCGCAAGGACATCGACGCATGGATCAAGGAGGCCCGCAACCATGACAAGGCTGCCTGACAAGCCCGGCAACGAGAAACCCCGGCGCGTAGCGGCGCGCCGGGGAAACACAAGAACAGAGCTGGTTCTCATGACAGAGCATACCAAGAAGCGCACCGCCAGCGCCACGCCGAGCAGGGGCGGTGAGCCGCGTGCATGAACAAGTTCGAGTACACGGAGGCCCTTCGCGGCCGAGCCATGACGGGCGGCGAGTACCGGTTGCTCACAACCCTGCTGACCTACGCGGACTTCGACTGCACCGGGGCGCGCCCGTCGGTGCAGAAGCTCGCCAAGGACACCTGCTCCGCGAGTCGGAGGGTGCAAAGGACTCTCGCCGGCCTCGTCGAGAAGGGCTACCTGGAAAGGCACGAGACGCCCGGCCGACCGTCGGCCTGGACCTTCCACCTGCCTGTGGAAAACTCCGGTTCTCCTGGGTAAGGGGTACGGCCAATTCGGCCGTGGGGGGTACGGCCAATTCGGCCGTGGGGGGTACGGCCAATTCGGCCACCCAACCAAGCCAATACCAAGCCAATGCCATGCCTCGCGTGTGCACGCGCGCGCGAGGCTGCCAGTGTCCTAAGGAGTCCTTAGCCCGCCCTGGCCGGCCGCCAAGGCATGGTCATGACAGCCCCACCCCGGATTCCATCCCCAGTGTGGATCGAAACACCCACGACGGCGCGACCCCCGCGCAGCCGGCCGTGCCCGAGCGAGGCGGCCGCCCATGACGATGACCAAGGAACAAGCCGAGAGCCTCGCCTATGAGGTCAACATCATCCGGCCCGGCTGGCCCATCAACGAGATCCTGGCCGCTATCGGCAAGGTGCCGCCCCAGCGCACCTACGAGCAGACCCGGGCCGCAGCCCTCGACCTGGCGCGCAACCGGCTCGACCTGGATCACCCCACCGTCCTCGCCCGGGACGGCCGGCACTGGAGGGCCGCTGATGGGCTCGCCTCCGCCCCCGCCCAGCAGCCCGCTCCCGTCAGGTGCGGCATCTGCGGGCGTACCCGGGCAGGCCACGACAAAACCAACAACGACGTCGCCGCCGAGTATCGCCACAAGTGGATCACCGAGGACGAGGAACGCCGCCGCTGCGCCGCCCTCAAACGCAGGCGCATACCAGCCACGACAGGAAGGGCAGCGGCATGAGCGGCCTCCTCAAGGCGTGCCCGGCGTGCGGTGAGCCGAGCGAGCAGACCTACTGCCCGGCCCACCGCACCCGGCCCACCGACACCCGCACCAGCCACCGGCCCGATACCACACGGGCCGCATGGCGGCGCCTCTCCCGCCGGGCACGACGCCTCCAACCCTGGTGCCTGCTCTGCGGCACCACAGAACGCCTCGAAGCCGACCACAGCCCCCGCGCATGGGCCCGGGCCACAGCCCACCTACCCATCCGCCTCGCCGACATCAACGTGCTCTGCGGACCCTGCAACACCCACGCCGGAAGCTCCCAACCAGGCAGCGCCAGATATCACATGTGGTGTCAAACTGACGGCGACCTCCACGCCACCACACCCGACCCCACCCTGACAAGGGGGGATGGGGTAAACCGGCCCGGCCGCACCCCATTGTGCAAGGCAGAATCCGAGAATGAAACCCCCGGGGGGTATGTGTGAAGTCTGGTGCTAAGGGCCTGATCAAGGCTGAGCTGTTGGAGTTCGAGGGCTGGCCGCGTGCCCGGGCGGCTCGGCGGTTGAGGTTCATCCGTGAGTACGTGCTCGTCCCGCGTGGCAAGGGCGTGGGTAAGCGCTTCCGGGTGCGTCCGTGGCAGCGGGAGATCGTGAAGGGCGCGTTCGGGCGGGGTGTCCGCACGGCCCTGGTCTCGCTGCCTCGGGCGAACGGCAAGACGGCCCTGGCCGCTGCCCTGGCTGTCGCCGAGCTGTTCGTGGGGCCGCAGTCCGCGCAGGTGCTCGTGGTCGCCTCGGACCAGCGGCAGGCGGGCATCGCCCGGAACATGGCGCGCCGGATGATCGAGCTGAACCCCGAGCTCGCTTCCCGGGCTCACATCTTCGCGGACCGGATCGAGGTCCCGCAGAACGACTCGGTGATGCTGTCGATGCCGGCCGACCCGTCGGCGCTGCACGGCTGGGACCCGAGCCTGCTAATCGTTGACGAGCTGCACACGGTGACGCCCGAGGTCTGGGAGGCGGTGACGAGTGTCACCGGCAAACGGCCCGAGAGCCTGACGCTGGCGATCAGCACGCCGGCAACCACGGCCGACAGCGTGATGTGGCGGCTGGTCGAGCACGGCCGGCAGGGCGATGACCCGGCGTTCTTCCTGAGGGAGTTCGCGGCCCCGGACGGCTGCGACGTGTGGGACCGGCAGGCGTGGGCGGCGGCGAACCCGGCACTCGGGGACTTCCTGGCCGAGGACGGCATGGCGGCTGCCTGCCGGACGCTCCGCGAGCCGGTGTTCCGGCAGCTGAGGCTGGGCCAGTGGGTGAAGGGCGCCTCAGCGTGGCTGCCGTTCGGGGCGTGGGACTCGTGCGCTGACCCGGGCCGGGCCGTCGCGGCCGGGGCGCGGGTGGTGTTGGCGTTCGACGGTTCGGCGTCGGGTGACAGCACCGCCCTGGTCGCGGCCACCGTCGAGCCCGCCCCGCACATCTGGCCGGTCGCTATCTGGGAGAACCCTCGTGACCCGCAGTGGCGGGTGCCGCGCGGCGAGGTCGCCGACACCGTCGCCGCCTGCTTCGAGCGGTGGGACGTCGCCGAGCTGGCAGCCGACCCGTGGGGGTGGCGAACCGAGCTGGAGGACTGGGCCAAGCAGTTCGGCGCGGCCCGGGTGACCGAGTGGAACACGGCGTACGCGAAGCGCATGGCGCCGGCCACCGACCGGTTCTACTCGGCCGTGCTGAACCACGGGCTCACCCACGACGGCGACGAGACCCTAGCCGCGCACATGGCCCACACGCACGCCAAGTCCACGGCGCTGGGCGACCTCGTGCAGAAGGACAAGCGCAACAGCCCCCGCAAGATCGACGCGGCGGTGGCGGCCATCGTCGCGCTGGATAGGGCCGCATGGCATGCCGGCCACAAGAAGAAGCACCGTGCCGTCGGGTTCTGACGGCCACTACGGAAGGAGTTTGAAGATGGACGTTCTCACTGAACTGTTCGACAAGCTGGACTCGGGCGCCCCGCGCAGGGACAGGCTGGAGTCCTACTACGCCGGGCTTCAGCCGCTGGCGTTCCTGGTGCCCGAGGCGCGGGCCGCCATCGGTGACCGCTTCGGCCGCATGGCCTCCAACATTCCTCGGCTGGCGGTGACCGCCCTGGCCGAGCGGCTGCGCATCACCGGGTTCGCCCAGGCCGGCCAGCCCGCCGGGCAGCTGTGGCAGGACTGGCTGGGCAACGACCTGGACCAACAGGCGCCCGTAGCGCACCGCGAGGCCCTGGCCCTCGGGGAGTCCTTCGTGGTCGTGTGGGCCGACGAGGCCGGCGCCCCGCTGGTGACCATCGAGTCAGCCCACCAGACCGCGGTACTGCGGGACCCCGCCACCCGCACGGTGACCGCCGCCGTCAAGCGGTGGACCACTGGGCCGCGCGACACCCCCACCGGCACCAGCGCCGTCCTCTACCTGCCCGACAAGATCACGCACCTGCACTCCAACGCCGTCGGGGCGACCGGGGGCTTCACCGTCGTGTCCGAGCTGCCCAACCCGCTGGGGCAGGTGCCGGTGGTGCCGCTGCAGAACTCCGACCGGCTCCTCGGCCGGCCGAGCAGCGAGCTCGACGACCTGATCCCCCTCGTGGACGGGCTGAACAAGACCCTGGTCGACATGCTCGTGTCCTCCGAGTACGCGGGCCGGCCCCGCAGGTGGGCGACCGGCGTGGAGCTCGTCGAGGACGAGAACGGCGAGGTCACCAACCCGTACGGGGAGGGCGTGCGGATGATGATCAACGAGGACGCCGAGGGCAAGTTCGGCCAGCTCGACGCCGCCGACCTGAGCGGCTACGAATCGGCGGTGAAGGTGTTCACCTCCCAGATCATGGCCGTGTCCGCGCTGCCCGAGCACTACATCGGCGTGCTCAGCTCCCAGCCGTCCTCGGCCGACGCCCTCCGGGCCGCCGAGGCGAGCCTGACGGCCCGCGCCGAGGCCCGGCAGGCCACCTTCGGTAGGGCGTGGGAGCAGGTGGCCCGGCTCATGGTCGCGGTCCGCACCGGCGCCGACCCCGCCACCGTCGACGTCCACGTCAACTGGGCGGACCCGGCCACCCGGTCCGTCGCACAGGAAGCCGACGCCGTCGTCAAGCTCTACACGGCCGGGCTCCTGCCGTCCACCTACGCGCTGGCCAAGCTCGGCTACAGCGACGACGAGATCACCGCGATCCGGGCCGCGCGCCGCACCGAGGCCCTCGACACCGCCGGAACCGACCTGTCCAAGCTGGTCGCGTCATGAGGGAGGAACTACTGCTGCGGCTCGGCGAGCAGACCGAACGCATCATCGCCGCCCTCTGGGCGCAGGTCGAGGCCGGCGCCCTGGACGAGGACCTGTTCGCCGGCCTCGCCGCCACCGTCATAGCAGCCGCCAACGGGCAGGGCACCGCCGCCGGGCAGGCCGCGTTCAGGGCATGGCAGGAGACCGCCACCGGCACCCCCGCTACTACCTCGGCGACCCTGCCCGCCGACGACCTGGACCGCCTCACCCAGGCGGTCGGCACCATCCTGAAGGACTCGACGAGCACCGGCATGCGCCTTGCCCGCCTCGCCCGCTCTGAACCCATCAACGCCGCCCAGGACGCCTTCGCGGCCAGCATGGCCGGCTCGGCCGTCGTCTCCGGCTGGCGCCGCCACCTCGACTCCGACCCCTGCCAGCTGTGCCAGTGGTGGTGGCGCGAAGGCCGCGTATGGCGACCCGACCACCCCATGCCACGCCACCCCGGCTGCACCTGCACCCAAGAGCCCGTGCTCCGCGAACGCACCGACAACTACCAAACCGAACGGCAGGCCGTATCGGCGGCCCGCACCAACCAGAGGAGGCATCGCCATGGACGATGAACGAGAAACCACCCCACAAACCCGCCCGGACGGCCCTCAGAGCGCCGCAAACACCCCGGGGGTACCCGAGTACCCGGAAACCCCCGAAACCGCCCCAGAGGGCCGCGGGGCGGGCCCTGAGGGGCATCCTGGCGAAGACCACCCGGCCGAAGAGCCCGAGACCTTCTCCCGCGAGTACGTGCGCAAGCTCCGCAAGGAGGCCGCCGAGGCCCGCGTGAAGGCCCGCAGGGCCGACGAGCTGGCACGGGCCCTGTTCACAGCCCGCGTCGCCGCCACCGGCCGCCTCGCCGACCCCGAAGACCTGCCCTACAGCGAGGACCTGCTCGATGACCCCGATCAGCTCACGGCGGCCATCGACGAACTCCTCGCCGACCACCCCCACTACGCCGCCCGCAGGCCCACCGGCAGCATCGGGCAGGGCCCCATCGAACCCACCCCCACCGTCAACCTCGCCGACATGCTCAGGTCACGGGCCTGAGCAGGAAAGAAGTACATCATGCAGGCACCCAAGATCGACACGGCCAAGGCCACGGCAGCCGCCGAGGCGCTCCTCGCCAAGATCGCCGAACTGGCCCCCACGGCGTCCGCTGAGGACGTCAAGGACCTTGCCGAGGCCTACGCGCTCGTGGTCCAGCGCACCGCCTCGAACGAGCCGAAGAACAACCGCCACGCCGTCTTCGCGTAAACCCCCGGGGGTATACACTTGGGGTGTCGGGCAGGTCCCGGCACCCCAAGCCATGCGGCCCAGGCGGTCGAGCTTCACCGACGATCCCACCGACCAGAAAGGCCAGACCATGGCTGTCGACACCACCACCGCAACCGAGCTCACCGCCGAACAGGTACAGCACACCCTCGTGCAGCCCCTCGAAGCCGCTTCCACGTTCCTGTCCAGCGGCGTGCGCATCTTCGACACCGCATCCCAGCTTCGCCTCCCCAAGGGCCCCAAGGCCCAGGACGTGAGCTTCGTCGGCGAGAACGAGCAGATCCCCGAAATCGACCCGGACTTCGGTGAACTCACCCTGCTCCCCTCCACGATGAAGTCCATCAAGACCCTCACCCGGTACAGCAACGAGCTCGCCCGGCAGTCGGTCATCGCCCTCGACGCGGCCCTCAAGGACCGCCTCGTCTCCGACGTGGCCGCCAAGATCGACGCCCAGTTCCTCGGCGCAGGCGGCGACGGCACCACCACGCCTCGCGGCCTCTTCGGCTTCCCCGACACCCAGCAGGTCAACGTCGGCGGCCCCCTCACCCTCGACACGGTCCTCCAAGGCCTCGCCCTGCTCGTCAAGGCCAACGTGCCCACCCGCGGCCTGCAACTGTTCATCCAGCCCGACGACTACCTGGCCATCCGCGGCACCAAGGACACCACCGGCCGGTTCATCATCGCCCCCGAGAACTCCCAGGGCCTCGGCGTGAACCTGCTCGGCATCACCCCGGTCCTCACCGCCCGCGTGCCCGCCGGCTCGGCCGCCATCGTCGCACCCTCCCAGGTCGCCGTCGCCCGAGACCTCGCCCCCACCGTGAAGATCCTCACCGAGACCTACGGCGACTACGACCAGCAGGCCATCCGCGTCGTCTGCCGCTACGACGCCGCGCCCCTCAACCCCGAGGCCATCGTCAAGTTCACCGGCATCACCGCGGGCTGACCATGACCGAACCCGCCTACCAGCACGTCACCCCGGCCCGGGTAGCCGCCTATCTGGGCCGGGGCGGCGACACCAGCATCCTCGACCTCGCCGCCGAACACGTCGCCGTCATCACCAGCCACGTCCACGCCTACACCCGAGGCAACGGCTTCAGCAGCGACGGCGTGCCCTGCCAAGACCTCGCAGCCGTCATCGTCGCCGCAGCAGCCCGCTCCCTCACCAACCCCCAAGCCCTCAAGGGCGAAACCCTCGGCGCCGAACAAGTCACCTACGCCAACACCGGCTTCACCCTGCCCGAGCAGGCCGTACTCAACCTGTACCGGAAGAGGGCGGCATGATCGGCCAGTACGGGACCACCGTCACCATCATCCGCCAAACCCCGGGCGGCTACGACCAGTACGGCGAACCCATCCCCGGCGAACAAGTCACCATCCCCGTGCCCGGCTGCTCGGTGCAGAACCCCATCACCAGCCTGTCCGTCGAAGCCGGAGCCGTAACACCCCTCACCCAGCTCGTCGTCTACATGCCACCCGGCACCGAACTCGTCACCAGCCCCAGCACCACACCCGACAAGATCCTCGTCAACGGCACCCAGTGGAACATCGACGGGCGCCCCACCCAGCTGGTCAGCTCCGCAACCGGCCGCAAAGGCTGGCTCCAAGTACCCCTCAAAACCACCGGCTAACCCCAACCGCAGTCATCATGACCGCAGCTCCCCAAAGGGGGTCCAGTCCGGACCCCCCTTCAACTGCGTGCATGACACACACGGTCAAGACCGAGGCAGTTGTGTGCATGACACCCACAACTCGGCGCGGCGGGGTCGTGAAACACTACCCCACGGCACTGCCGGCCAACATCACCAACAGTGATGTTGCACACCCGTGGGGTGGCGTTTCACCACCCCCTTGCAGCTGAGGCCACCATGGCCCCAACCGTGGCCACAACGACAACGGTTGACGGGCACAAGGGGGTCGCATCCCACGACCCCCATAACAGCACCCGGACCAGCTCGGGCTCTTGGGCGTCAGCTGTCCGCAAATAGTCCGCAAAAAGTCCGCAAACGACCGTCCTCAACCAACATGACCAACGGGAACATTCTGCTTCCCACTAGGTAGTTCACCACTGGCCAACGGTGCCCAACGCACCATGAAACGCTCTCGTAAAGCGTAGGTCGCGGGTTCGATTCCCGCAGTTGGCTCCACCACGGGACTGCTCCGGGCGATCACGGGCAGGGTCCTGATGACTCTCGACGACGCCACGAACAACCGGCTCCGCGCCGTACTCACCGACCACGACCTCCGCCGCACCGCCCCTGATGACCGGGCCCGTCACAGATCTCAGGGATTTCTCGGTGGTCGAGGGTTCGGCATCCGGCCCGATTGTGTGCCACCCTGGTCAAGTTCACCCCTAGTAGAACCCCAGTCGAGGAGCTCTCCCCGTGAAGAAGCGCGCCATACCCGCCGTCCTGCTCAGCTTGATCGCGATGCTCATCCCAGGCACCGCGTATGCGAGCCCATCCGGGGGAGATGACGTCACACGGTTCCCGACCGTCGAGGACATGAGTGAGGCGAGCGGCCTGAGCGGCACCGTCCAGACGGCCGGCTACGCCACGGCCGGCGACGGCGGCGGCATGACCTACACGATCACCGACACCCAGCCGCAGGGCACCTACGGGAACATCGCGGTGCGTCTCGCCGACGGCGACTGGGCCGTCCCCGAGAACCTGGACGAGCAGACCGATGCGCAGGCAGACAGCACCCTCGTCGAGCACGAACTGACCCGTGCGCAGAGCTTCGCGGCGGCGGGAACCGACCTGGTATGGGACTCCTCACGGGCCACCCCGCTGTCGGGGAAGGTCATCCACGCCACCGACTCGAAGCCCTACGCCCTGACCTGCTCCTCATTCGTGGGCATGGTCCTCATGGGCTGGGACTACGAGCACACCACCTACGTCGCGGACCGGAACACCCAGGTGGGTGAGGGCGTCGACTTCGGATCCGCAGCGCACAGCGGCGAGCTGTGGGGCGCGGCCAACCTCGCACGCTGGTTCCACGCCCATGGCGAGACGTGGCTGGACGACGGCTCCGAGCAGTACCAGCCCGGCGACGTCCTGTTCTTCTCGCAGCAGCCCACCGACGGCGGCAGCAGCGTCTCATCGGATTCCGACCAGAGCCAGTTCGCGAACATCTACCACGTGGCCATCTACGTCGGCGACGGGCGGATCATCCACTCCTACGGCCCCGAATCGGGCGCCGGGGTGATCGAGGAGGACTTCTCGGCCTCGCTGCAGGACGACCTCTCGTTCGTCGCCCGCCCCTACACCGTCACCTCGCAGGAGACGTCCCCCGACGAGTCGGCGGACACCAGCCAGGAGCCGCCGTCGGAGACGACATCCGCCGCCCCCGAGCCGTCGCCGACCGCCGAGCCCAGCTCGGCCCAGGCCACCGAGCCCGCCGGGACCGATGAGGCCCAGCCCGCCGATCCTGCCGGGGACGACGCGGAGGCCCCGAAACCCGACTCGGAGGAGCCCGCCGGTCGTCCCTGGGGCCTGCCGCGCACCGGCGGCACCATCATGTCCTTCGTCGGTGCGGCCATGGTCGCCGTCGGCACCGCCGCATCCCTGGTGACCAGGCGTCGCAGACGCGGCTGA